GCATCAGTAACCATTCTATATTCGTTAAGATACGTTACTAAATTTTGCTTTAATGTAGTAGAAGCAGTAGTTAATTGCTTATTACTATTATAAGATAAAATATATAAATCTAAAGTAAGAGGATTACCTGGTTGGGTATTAGCTACTGTTTGTTGAAGATCATCTTGAGTAAAGTCTTGTGAAATATAAGCTTTAGCTAATGTTCCATAATTAGAGGGCATTGACAATGCTCTAACAATATAATCATCTTTTGTTACGGCTCTTAATTGAGTTGAATATGAATATAGAGCATTTTGCCTTATTTCATCAGTTGTATCTCCATTTCTACCTCCAGATGAAGGATTAGGATTAGCAGATACTACACTTGATAATACAGTAGTAGCTATTCCACCTCCAGGATTACCATTTTTAAAATAAAGTCCGGATGTATCTATAGTAGTTAAATCATTAGCAGGTACATTAGATGTAATTCCACCTCCAACTAAATATTTTACATTTAAATTTCCAGAAGGAGCTAATCCATATTCTTGAGTAAACATTACTGATGCTTCATTATAGTTATTAGTTAGTAATGAAATACCAGGCACTAAGCCTAATTGAATGTTATCTGGAGTTGGAATGATTTGTGAGTCTGTTTTATCTTGAGATAATCCTGCTCCAAATTCTAACTGTAAAGTATTATCTGATAGTATTCTTGAGGTAAACCTTCTAGGAACTTTTTGTAATTGTAGTAAATAAGGAACCTGATCTGTAGAATATGAAGGATTAGTTACTTTTTGAAATATTGATGCTTGGGCTAAGTATGGAACTTCATACCATGTATTACTATCACTACCTGTAACTCTTAATATTTGTAGTACGTTAGTATCAGTAATAGTTGTAGTAGCAAATTTTTGATTTCCCGGAAACGATATAGTTGTTTCTTTTAACTCAGCTGATATAGCTTCAGTAGATTTTTTAAATAGAAAATAATTACTATCTACAAAACTAATTTCAGTACTACCTGTATCTGTAAAATCTATTTGTTGTGTAGTTAGAAACTTAATACCAGTAGCGGCCGAGGTAATAGTAGTATTAGCAGGTATTATTAAGCCATAGGTATTATAATTTGGAGAAAATGTTACACCTCCGTCTGAGGAAGTAGCAGGCATTAATTGATATACATCTACAGTAGTAGTAGAGGCGTATGATGCTTTAGGGCGATAACCCATAACATATGACATTGCATATAGATTTTCTTTTTCCTTAGCGTATAGAAGAAAATTCTCTTGTGTTTGAGTATCTAAATAAAATGACATAACATCACCAACATATGATGACATTTCAATAAATAAATTACCGGGGGTGGCTTCGGAAAAGTCATTATATGTTGAAGGAAAATATGTTTTAGCATATTGTTGTAATGCTGCTTTAAAAGCACCAAAGTCCTTATTTAAATACGATATATTCTTATCTTCGTTAGCCATTATTATGTAAATTGTACTGTTACTTGATCAGGAGATTGTGAAATATTAACTATATAATCTACATTTAAGTCTATAGAATTATAATCAGTGTTAGGAGTAATAATAATATTAGTTACAGTGATATCAGGTATATATATTGATATACTATTTAATAAATTATCTTTTAAAGATTCTAAGTTACTATCTGTAATTCCTTCAAATAGGAATCGCTTTAAAAAAGTACCAAAATTAGGATTCATTATCCTTTCACCAGTACTAGTTAATAATAGATTGACTAGATTTGATTTAATTTGATCTTTAGTAGTAAAAGTACTATTAAATACACCTGGACCATTAAAAGGTAAAGATACCCCAATAGCAATATTCTTTTGTAAATCTAACGGATTTACACGTATTGTTTGAGGTATTGGCATATTATCCTAAATTTCTTAATCCTGATATATCTTGAGCAGTCATGTTTGCTGCTGAGTCGGCTAGAAATGCAGCAAATGGGTTTATTTTTTCTCCTGTAGATTCATCAACAGCGTCTATTACTGCTAATTTATTGGAGGGTGCTTGTTGAAAACCAAAAGCTTCTCCCATTTTAGAGCGCAAAGATGCTCTAACATCAGGATTACCCGCTATTACATCATTACTAGTAAAACTCATTGTTCTATTTTCACGCAATGCTTTTTTTTCTTGTTTAGCCATATGCTCTTCAAGAATGAATGGTAATTCTTCATGAATAGCATCAATTACTGCTTCTTTGATTAATCTTTTAAATGCTTTAGTATTCATATTTATAAATATTTTATCCTTGTAAATTTCGTTGATCAATAACTAATTTCAATTGTTCTATTAGGTCGTTAGGATCTAATGTAAATGAAAGTTCACTTTTAATAATTTCAACACCATAACGATCAATGGCTACTGCATAACGACGTTTATTACCTTTAACAACAAATGCTTGGTTTTGTTCTTCTTTAATAGCAAATTTAAATCCTTTATAAGATCCATAATTACCCCCTGCTGGGAGGAATTCATTAGTTAGAGTAGTTAAATCGGCAAAATCTAATGTTTTTCCATCTAATTTTAAACTAACTTCTTTTAAACGATCTCTTAACTCATTTAACCTTATTATTTCATTTGATAATAGAGTAGTAGCTATAACTAATAAGGCACTTAGTCCTGATATTAGTCTTAGTAATTTTTGTAAGGTAGGTTGGTATTGGATTTTTATAGGGATTAGAAAGGGAAGTGGAAGACTAAGTATTCGTTCAATTATAGTTACTATTATAACAATTGTAGCTACTGTTCTACTTATACGTTCAATATTTTTCTTTAAATTTTCTAATTTTCTAATATTATTATTAATTAAAGTAATAGCATTATTTCTTAAATTAGTTGCTATAGTAACAGTGGTTTGATCTTTAACTTTAGTATCTATATAGTTATTTACCTGGTCAACTAGTTCTTCTAGTTTTTTTCTTTGAGTAATTAATGTTGAAAAACTATTCGCTAATTGTAATGCAATAACAGGGACTAATGTTTTTACGGCATTAGAAACAACCTGTTTAGTTAAATCCTGTTTTGATTTAGTTTCGGATTCTTGAGTTTTTTTCCTTAAATTTTTAATACTTGTTTTAAAAACTTTTTGTTGATTCTTTATTTTATCGTTTGGATTATTATTTATATTTTGTTTATCTTGTTCTAATTTTAGTCTTTGAATGTTAATAGTAGCTATTTCAGTTTCATAGGTAAAATTAGCACTAACCGTAATATTATTGTATTGTTCCTGAGTTATTTGATTTGTATTGAGATCAGATTGGGCTTTTTGGATTGTATTATCCTTATTTGCTCCGGCTTGAATTTCTTTTTTTATTAAATCATCTAATTCAGTATCTATATTTGCTGTTTTAGATTGATTTCCTATAATTAGGGTTTCCTTATTTTTATCTTTTAATTGTGAACCAAAAGTTTTGATAGCAGTAGATGCAGATATTGTTTTTAAAATATCAGGAGATACTACGGGTGCTATATTGGTTGTATTAGACATTATGATGTAAATACTTTTTGTGAAGGAATTTTTTCTAGTAAATCACATACTCTTTTCATATCTCCCATTAGATCTCTACCTGCTGATGTTAATCCTAATATAGGAGCGCCTTCAGGAGCACTAACAGCACTAGACAAATATGAAGCTAATCTAGTTAATGTTTCTTGTAAGTGTTGAAATAATTTTATAGTTTCATATCCTAATAGTACTGGTTGAGGTATAGCCGTATTGCTATATGGTCCTAAAAATACAACATTAGAATTTAAATGCACACGTTCATCTGCGTTTAAATTAATAATGTTTTTAGTATTTATTTCTATATTTGTTTTAGCAAATATTATTACTTCATCCTTTTTTGAATTTATAACTACTCTATCACTATTGATAATAGCTTGAGCGTTAAAATAATCGGGTACATTTAAAGGATTAGTTAAATTATTTAATACACCTGTTTTATCTGTTTGTAAAGGAATTTTTTGAGCTGAGGTTAAATAAAGTGAAGATAAATCTTTATTTATTTTTTCTGTATGGAATTTTTCATTAGGGTCATATGCAAATCCATTTGATAATATAGTAATAGGATCATCATCTTTACCTATATCACTCCATTCATTTAAATTCTTATATAATGTAGTAGTAGTACTAAATCTTAAAGCATTTCCTTGTCTACCTTGTAATATATGATCACCTTCAAAAGACAATAATGCCTTGATATTCGGGTTTTCAACAAATGTTACCCCCAAACTAGCATTATCATTTGCCGGTTGGGAATTTTGTTGTTGATTATTCCATAGATTAATAGAACTTATATAGTATTTTTGAGTAGAAGTATTTGATATTTGAGAGACAGGAGAAGGTAAATCTTCTAAAAAAACTAATTCTCCTAATATAGGATAATATTGAAATTGAGGATATAAAGACTTAGCAGTTTTACACGTATTTAAAAAATTATTATCTACAGTTCCAATAACATTTTTAGCTTGTTCATAATCAAGATAAAATATAGTACCTATACCACTATATCCTCCTACCTTTTCAAACATTTCTTTAGTAGGAGTATTTTCAGTAGTAACAACACCGTATACCCTACCTACTTGAGCTTTTTTAGCAGGTGAAAAATTATTTTTACCTATAGAAGATACAACAGATGATAGATTTTCTTTTACTCTCATTATTGTCCTATTTGAATTACAGGAGTTTGTTCTAATAATTTTTGACCTTGTTCTTGTACTGCTTTTTGTTCTTCAAGTAAAGCAGTAATTTCATCCATATTAATTAGTTCCTGTCCACTATTAGCGTTAACTGTTGCAGCACGTTGTGCTATACCTGCCATTTTAATTAATTGTTCGTTATTTTTTACGTTAACATCAATTAAATCTTTGACGGTAGGCATTAACATCACTGCGGAACCTGCATTAGAAGTAGCAATAGGTTTAAGGGTATCGATTAATTCGTTAATTTGTTTATCAACATCCTTATTATTCCTATGTATTTGCTTAAACAAGTCTGATAGTGATGTATTACCGAATATAGTAACATCATCAAAATTAGCCATAAATTGCGTTTACGTATAAATATAAGTAATTAAATTTTTATATACCCGTGTTGATAGTAGTCATTATATAATTGAACGTATACTACTTTTAATTTTTTAATTATTTTAGTTATTTGAGGTGTTGATACGTCGGTGATTTCACGAATATAAATGTATAGTGCTTTTTTATTGAATATTTCTAATGTTTCACGTTTACGGAATAATT